AAAAATAATTTCAATTTGTTAATTGCCGAAATAAAGTATATATTATAATTGTTAGAATTTATAAAATATTGTGCTATCATGCCCTGAATAGTTTTCATTCTATTTGCTATAGGACTTATTTGATTTTCTAATATTATTTTATCTAATGCTAATATATCATAGTCTTTAAATATTTTATTTAATTCATTTTTTATATTAATTCCAATATCTACTAAATTTATAGTATTTGCACTAACATTTTCAACTGCTTGTAAACAATGACTATTTAAATAATCTTCTAATAAAACGATTAGAGATGTTTTATTAGCTGGTTTATCAATAACTAGCTTATATTCATTTGCCAATAATATAAGTTTTTTTAGTGATTGTTTATGTAAAGTTTTAATATTACATAATGGAATACTATAAATAGTTTTTTTTGCATGTATTTTACAGTAATAATTAGCATTTTTAAAATATGCTGCTTTTTTTTTACAATTATGCTCGGTGCAGTTAGTATTGTTGTCACATAAATTTATAACATCCCATTTTATTATTTTAAAATGTTTGCTATTATTTGTTTCAATTATAATTAATGCTAAATTCTTTATACCAATATCTATACTTAATAATTTCATATTATATAATACTTGTTTAATTAAGTATTATATAGTTGTTTATATAGTTGTTTATATAGTTGTTTATATAATTGTATTAGTATAATTACTTAACGTAACGCGGCGACACATATTGAATAGTGTGTTCTTGAAATATAGTATAAAAGCATATTAGTTATAAACGACATAAAAAGCGTAAACAATATTGCGTATTGTGAATTTTTTCTAAATAAAGCCACAACAAAACCAACTAGTGCTGATAATGCAAAAAATAACGATACTAACCCAATTACATAAAATATTAAACAATAATCGCGACTAAGAGGAGACATCAAATTATCAAAAAAATTCATTTTATTATATTACTATAATAAAATAAAATAAAATATAATATAATAAATATAATAAATCTGCTAAATCTGCTAAAATATGCTAAATATGCTAAATATGCTAAATACTACTTTTGTTCTCGAACAATGTACTTTGTTACATGTTTTTGAGAATCCAATTGTTGTTGTGTTAAATACAAATTTTTTAAATTGCTAGTTTCATAACCATATGGTTGGTCTTGTGATAAAGTAGATTGAAAAATGTATGGTGTATTACTGCTCATGGTAACATTTGTATTATTATAATATGGACACACACTACATTCATTACACGCAATTAATTGATTATTTCTTATTATAGCATCGCTATTTACTTGTAAATATTTTCTATAATCAGTGTTAGTTTGTATATTATTTCTTTTTTTTAAAACATCATCATTTAATACTGATGAATTATAATCGCTAAATAATCTTGAATCATCCATTAATGGTGGGTAATTAAAATGTATATTATTAGAACCACTATAACAAGTTGCCCAACTCATATTATTAATATTATAGTAATAAATAATATTAATAATTATAATTATTTTGCTAAATTGACTATTTATAAATATTAAATGGCATATTTAAATGGCATATTTAAATGGCATATTTAAATGGCATATTTAAATGGCACATTAAATGGCATATTTAAATGGCATATTTAAATGGCATATTAAAATAAATTTTTATTGATTGTACCGGGTAGACCATGTCCAAATAAAATCATATATATTAAAATTAGCGCTGCTAATAATATACTTCTATTTTCAGCAACAACCGGTCTTTGTTTAAGACCATAAAGCATAATTACATATAATACTATACCAATTATGACTGAATGCAGCAACATCATTCTTCCACTCTCCATATTTGTATATAATTAATAATATATTATATTTTTACTATATTTTTACTATATTTTTACTATATTTTTACTATATTTTTACTAAATCATTTTTGTAATACTTTAACTAAATCATTTTTTTTCATTTTTTGGGCAGAGTCATTATCCATTATGTTTTTTGTCACAACAAGCGTTCTTAAATCATCAATTCTCATTTTGCTGTAATTCCGTTTTTCTACTTTTTGAATTGTTTCTGAATTATTTTCTAAAGTAATCACTTTTGATGTTTTTTCTAAATCTTCATCGAAAGAATTTAGTAAAATTGGTAAATTTTTTATAAATATATCTTCATCAGAATTTAAATAAGATGAATTATTTGCTTCAACTAGTTCTTTAATTTCACTATCAATATTTACTTGTTTACTTTCATTTATTTCTTTTATATCAAATGTGTTATTGCTTTTTTTACTATTATCTTCGTCTTCATCGTCTTCGCCATCTTCGTCATCTTCGTCGTCTTCGCCATCTTCGTCATCTTCGTCATCTTCGTCATCTTCGTCGTCTTCATCATCATCTTCGTCATCTACGTCATCTTCGTCATCATCATCGTCTTTATCTTCGTATTCATCATTATTACATTTTTCATTTTCATCATCAGAAACCTGAATTTTTTTATCTATAGCTATTTTTTTAATTATTTTTTGATTACATTTTTCATAATTACAATCCTCTAATAAAACTAAACTATTCATTTGATTATTATAATTTACTATAAAATTTTGCAATATTTTACCATGTTCTATTATACTTCTTTCTAATAAATTAAGTCTGCGATAACAGTATAACATTATTGAGCCTCCTATTAATAACAATAATCCTAATGTTAATAAAAATCCAGAATCTATAAATTTAAATAAATGTAACATTTATATTATTATTAAATTATATTATTTTAAGTATTGTTTAACGAATTAATATTATTATTTAATTCATGTTATTTATTATATTTTCGGGAAAATCTAAGTCTTTAAGCACTTTCAATGCTCCTTTTATTTTTGATACACCCTTTTTAATTTTATATGTATATACAAAATCATTATTCTTTTTTACAACATTCATACAATAACAGTTATTTTGCTTATTTAACTTTTTACATAATTTTGTATAATGTGTTGTCAAAATATAATCTACATTGCTAAACTTATTTAAGTAAGTTAAATAACTAAATGAAGAACTTAAAGCCTCTTCGGGATTTGTTCCACTATAAAGTTCATCAAATACACAAAAATGGGAATGATCTTTGTTATTTTCAACAATTTCCAATATGTTTTTACATTGTCTTGCTTCTGCTTGATATAAACTATCGCGCCCCCCAGTATCTGGTATATTTATATAACAATGTATGTAATCATATAATTTTACTTTTGCATTATCAAAAAACCCACATCCAATTTGTTGACATAATATTAAATTAAATAAGCTTGATTTCAATATAGTTGTTTTGCCAGACGCATTTGGACCTGTTAATATTAAATTTTTATTTAAAGAATACGAGTTTTTTACTATTATGCTATTATTGCTATTATTGCTATTATTGCTATTATATTGAATAGCATTCAAATTTGCATAATATGCATTTGTAAATGATGTTGGCTCCTCTTTCTGGTTATAAGAGCAATAATTCATTATATTTTTATTTATAAATTCTTGCAACTTTTCAATGTTTTTAATATATCCAGTAAAACCAAATGAAAAATACAAACTTTCTATAAAGCTTTTGTTTTTATTTAAATAATAAAAATTTTTCATTAAACTTCCTAATTCAGTGAGTTTATAAATATTTAAATTGTAAGGTTGTAATATAATTAATTCATTATAATAATTGGTAAAAATTGTTATATTCTTTCTTATTTCATCATTAAATAAACTGTATGTGCTCAAATTGCACGAATAGTTTAAAAAATTTTTATATTTATTTAATGTACTACTTATATAGTCTCTCAAATCTAATAGTGTATTGTTTATATATTTAATATTTGTAAAATATTTGACACAACTTGTAAAATTTAAATACATTTGAAAAATATAGAATCCAAAACTAAACAATAAATAGAGCTTATTACTTAATGATGTTTCGCTAAATGAACTAAATAGTTGACCTATAATATGATTTGAAAAGACTCTCTTTAAATGTTCAAAATATAACTTAAATGTTATATCATAACCTTGTAATTTTATTATAAAAAAAGGTAACAATAAAAATATTATTGGAATTAATAAAGAAAATACTGGACTTGAGAGATTATATATACTCAAACATTGTAATAATATGCTATTGTTATTATATTTATCTAAAAATGGAATATCAATATATTGATAATTACTAACAAAGCCATTATCATAAATAATACTTTTACAATTTGCATATAATTGTTCTTCCTTTGTTAGGTCATTGCTACTACATAACTCATTTGTGTTAGTATTAACAACAAAACTAACTTTTTTAATAGCTTTATAATTTTTTAATAATTCTTGACTTTCTTGCAAAAATTCTTTATCATTTGTATAATAGTTTGACCATCTATTTAAAATATTTGTTTCAAAAATATTTGTTGGGTCAAAAACATGATAATATAAATTATAAACACTTGTATTATTATTTGCATTGCTATTTGCACTACTATTTGCATTTGCATTTGCACTACTATTTGCACTGCTAGTTACAGTCTCATCTTCTTTTGTTACTTTTAATTCTAAATCACTAATAATATTAGTACTTAAAAGTTTCTTTTTTGAATCTTCTAAATATTCAATTGGTAATTTAAAGCAATTATCATAATCATTACTAACATTACTTTGTGGTTCATCATAAAAACTCAAAATTGTTGTAAGTATATTCATAGTCTTTATTAATAGTAATGCAATACTTTATATATATTAATAAAA